AAAAGCCATGAAGGCCGCTATGGCAGAAACTACCCAGGGTAGAGTTTCTACCTTCCCTGGAATGGAACAGCTAGCAGCCGGTACTGTTGAGAGTTGGTGTCAGCAACCAGCTAGCGCTCATTCACGTAATTTGGTAGCCCAACTAAAAGTTGTGGTGGGTGCCGTTCTTGGACTAATTTCCGATCTAGAAACAGCATTCGCTGAACAGCTAGACGAAGCCGGAAGGTCTAAGATCAGAGACAACCAATATGCGGGACAAAATAATATCGAAAGATTGGATTCAGTTGTCCCTTATCTATCCACAGGACGACCAGGAGAGAGATGAGCTTATCTAATAGCGAGATCAGTTTTCTTGTAGATACTATGATTGTAGAGACGATCCTTTGTGATCCGCCTCAAGGTAGTGGTCTATACAAGAGAGCCAGTGCTGTGGGCGATCTCCTTGGCGGCGTTAAAGGTTACGTCGATAAGCACATCAATCCAAATGACAAGGTTGCCAGCGTTATTAATATGCTGGCTCCCGCTGTGATCACAGGCGCCCTCGGTGCCATGGGATTTGGATGGTGGAGATTTCTAGTTGGCTTGGCCATCAGTGTCTTCCACATTAACGTGGGAGGTATTTTTGAACACATGTATGAGGCGGTCAAAAATATGATCACTGGAGGCAAGCAAGTCACTGCTCAAGAAGTAGATGCTGCCGCCCAACAAGCCGTTCAAAACAACACTGGAACGGTTAGCTCTCACGAGGAAGCTGCCAAGGCACAAGAAGATGCCAAGAACTTCAAGGCAGCAAGTACCAACTACAAATTGCGTCAAGCACGTATGCTGAAGCTGGCTATGATCGAATATGAATACCAGACCTTTGCTTTGACTAAGGAGGCTTTCAGCCTCAATCCACTTGAGTGGTTTAGAAAGAGCCAAGGCACTACCACCAGTCTATTATCTACTATCGTTGGATGGATTTTCAAAGTAGTACTAGGTTCTGCTGGTTTCATGATCGGGGCCGACTTCCTCAATCACCTTGTAGGTAGACCAAGCGCATTGGATCCAGGTTACCAAGAAGGTCAACCAGGCACCGCTACTGGTCCATCTGAATCCGCAGCTCCCGCGGCTCCAACTGTTAGCCAAACCAAGTTCCCACTCAATCCTTCCTATAGAGAAGGTGCTCACCCACAACCATGGGTTGAAAGCATTCCTAATAATGAAGGCTCCATTTCCAATTTGTTAATGGGATGGGCCAAGGAAGTTTACAATGGATTGAATGGAAGAGAAGCTCTTATTACTTCCTCACCTGCTTTCCAGGCTGTAGTAGATAAAATCGCTTGGAGCAACCATGCCCATGGTGGGGACAATATGGTCTTTATCCCTAAGATGTTTTCTAATAAAAAGTCAATTGTAGACTATTTTATTGATGATGTGGCTCAAAAGGCACAATAATCAGGTGAATATCCCGACATATAAGTACAATTACCCAAGAGTGAGAACCTATGAGAAGAAGTGATGTCTTTGAAAGCTTTGTCAAAATAGCGGTGGAAAAGGGGCTAATTTCCGAAGGCGAAGGCGCCGAACAAACGGAAAAGAGCCTTGATAATCCACGTTGGGACTCTTTGTCTCCCGAAGAGATTGCTAAGCTCTATGGTCACAAGCCAGAAGGCTATAAGCGCAATATCATTGAACAGGCACATCCTGAGTCTACAGTTATTGCTCCTTCTTACGATAAGCTACACGGCCTCGTAGAAAACGAGAATGAGAGACAAGATATTACTCTCAACATCATTATGCAAGAGCCATATGGTGGTCATCCAAACCAAAGAAAGTATGCCGAAAAAGAACTAATTATGTCTTTGGTTAGAGTGGGTAACGATCTAGATAATCGTAATTTGGACGAGCTACGTGTTCTAGCTGATACCTGCCTCACTCAAGTGAGCTTGAAGAAAGAGGGTGTCGGTTTTTTAGGAGTGGCCATTTCGCTAGCCGTTCTGGTAGCCGGAATTTACGCTTACCAACACATCACAAGCCGTGAAGGTCTGAATACAGACATCAATAAATTGCGTGATGCTATTGTCAAAATGAAGACCTCTAATGCTAATCTAGTAGGCTTCAAATTTACAGATGGCTTTTACAAAATATTAGATGATTTATGGACTAAGGTAGGTGAAGTATATGATGCTGCCGCTGCACTAAACAATGCTGTAGGCGCAACCGATATACCTCAAACCGCTCAGCAAAGAGATGCTGAACTAGCTGTGGCACATGCTGAAAAAATAGCCGACACTCCAGCCGGACGTAAAATTGAAGAGGAGTGGAAAGTCTTGGAAAAGCTAATGGCTAATTATACTCCGTACTTTGCTGATCTGCTTAGAAAGCTAACCGATGAAAACTTCATGCAAAGAAACGTCGCTGATAGGGGCTCAATAACTGGATTTATGGAAAATCTGGGTCTTGAAGGAGAGAATTGGTACAATCTTATCAGCACTCCATTTGGAGAGTTGAAGCGTTGTTTGTCCAATTTCGTCAAGGATGTTAATAACTTACTACAGGGTTCTGAAGCTGCGGAAAAGGATGTAGCAGACAAGGCTCAACAATCTCAGCCAGCTCAGGCTCCAAAGCCACCTCCAGCACAAACCACGCCTCCTGCTGCTCAAAACCAGCAAGGAAAGGCTCCTTGGGACAGTCTTAAAGTCCCTAATAGTCTAGAAGAACTAGCTGGATAATCTAGGCATAAAAGAATATTTTTCTACTTACTTCACTTTTTTGGTGAAAACATATCAATAAAGATGAATGTAGGTATTGTAAGTCCAAGGTGTAAGACGAATCGCCGATTGTAAAAATCGAGCATTCAAAGATTTAATAGGAAACTAAAATGTCTCTAAAACTTCTACAACCAGGCGTTCAGCCTTTGGGTCAATTTGATTGCCACGACACCGAACTCACCTCCTTTAAGGGTGGCGAAGTTTGCTCGTTCCAATATGTAACAACCAACTCTACTCCAGGCGTTACTACCGCTGGTCTAGACGCAGCCGCTTATGACGTGTTTGACGGTTATGTCAACGCTTCTGGCACTTTCAAGCGTCCAGCCGTTTCTAAGGACTGGACCACTATGACTGTTAGTGCTCGTCCATTGTTCCTAGCTGACGATGGTATTACTGGATACGGTACTCTATTCGGTTCCGTAGTCGGTGGAACTGTTGGTCAAGTTACTACTGGTGGAGCCGTTCTCGGTCCTCACACTGCAACTGGTTCTGGCAAGATGACCTTGTGGGATAAGCCAGGTCTTTACGCCGTCTCCCTAGACGCAGTAGACCTAGGTGTTCCAAGCTCTTCAACCGGCTTGGTTCCAACCAACACTACCCTAACTGGTGGTGATGCTCTTTACTTCACTTCCGCTGGTCTTTTGACTCCAAACTCCAGCAGAGGCATCTCCTCTTCTCCAGTTTGCGGACGCTTCATTGAGTTCAACACCAACGGTTCTTTGGTAACCACTCCAAACTATCTAGTTGCTGCTCTCAACAGCCCATCTGGTAACGTTAGCTCCGTTCAGGCCCGTGCCTTTACCTTCGCTACCATCATGTTCCTCCCATACGTCTAATTGACGCTGAATGAACTTCAAGCGCTTTGCTGGATTGAGTTTCAGCAAGCGCTCTATCACACGAGAGTGTGTAGCTAGTGTAAGCTGGCAGACAATTCCTTTAAAAATATGTAATGGAGAATCCATGAATATGTTCAACTCAAAAGGCGAAGTAAACGCCTCATCCCTCCAGGATGCACTACAAACTTTGGTTAAGTACGCAGCCATTCTCGAAGAGAATACTCCATCTAACCAAGGTCTTGCTGGTCAACCTGCATTGAGCGATGACAAGCGCGATGAATTGATTTCTCGTGCTATTATGACTCAAGACGGTAAGATCGCTCTTGCTCAAGCAATGGCAAACCCAATCCGTAGAAACTTGGATTACCATGGTATCGCTCGTCGTGCCTTGGTTGTTGACCCACTACCACAAGGTGCAATGCCAACTTACGATAGAGATATCGATGTTGCTGCCGTTGTTATTTCCTCTAACGGTACTGGTCCAGAATCCCGTGTCTTCGGTGACCGTGTTGTGGTTCCAGAATTCGAAATCTACGCAAACCCAACTGTGCGTATCGCAGAAGTTAAGCGTCGTAGATTTAACGTAATTGACCGTGCCGTTCAAAAGGCTCGTCAAGAAATGATGGCTCAAGAAGATGCAAACGTGTTTGCCGCTCTTGATGCTGCTGCTTCAGTCGAAAACACTTTGACTGATATTGCTGATGCAGGTCTTCTAAAGAGAGACTTGGTTGAAATCAAGCAGCAAATCGATCGTTGGGACTTGGTTACTACCAAGTACTTCATGAACATCAACGAGTTCACTGATATCCTCAAGTGGGGTTCTGGTGGTGGACAAGGCGTTGGTGGTGGTGACTTCGATCCAGTAACCATGAGAGAAGTTCTACAGACTGGTCTATACGCCCACATCTGGGGAACTGACATTATGGTAAGCAAGATTGTTCCACCTGGAACCATCTATGGTGTTGCTGACCCAGAGTTCGTTGGTGTTATGCCAATCCGTCAGGACATTGAAGTTCTACCAGCAGACGAACCAAAGCAACTCAAGCTTGGTTGGGTAGTTTCCGAAATCATCGGTATCGCTATCGTAAACCCACGTGGTGTTGCAGCCGGTCGTAAGTCCGTCGTAATCGGTGCCTAATCCGCCTGATTGAATAAGCTTCAAACCCTCTCTAGTTCGCGCTAGAGAGGGTTTTTTGTTATCTGCAACTCAATGCATCTCGTTCATTGGCCGCCACATTCAACAATGCTTCCTTCGTATTCCTTTCGGGATGCAAAAGGATGTTGACGTAACAACCATTGAGGATGGCCTTGAGCTGCGGCCCTGGCTGGATACCCATGCCGAGCAAGTCGTCACCATTGATATTCATTTCTTTTCTGGCGAAGACCGTCTCGTTTCGGTACTTGTACAGTAGACCGTAGGCGTCAATTCCTATGGCCTCAGCCAATTGTATAAATTGTTCCTTGGTCTGCTCCCAGGGGTCGATGCTGTGGTTCTTGAGGTGCGCTATAAACTGCCTATAAGAGAAGGCATTTTCCGTCTCTTGTAGGAGATAAAAGCGGTCCATCAATTCCATGAGAAAAATAACCTTTTTGATTTCTCGATTAGAGAATTTTAGGTTATTCAATTCTTCCTTAACAGCTTCGATTGGGAGCTTATTGTACAAGAATGCTAGCCTGGTTTCTAGTTCACCTTGACAGTTATCTTGGTGTGGCAACAGCGGTAGCTGTCTGCCGGCTAGAAGCGGACAAGCAACATCCAAAGCCCCAGATTGCTGCAAGAGTTGCAACCCAAAAGATGGGCTCTGGGACATCAGAGTTTTGGAGAGTTCATCGCTGATGCGCTCCTTAGAAACCTTCTTCAAAGTCTCAAGGTTGCTCTTCATACCGCCAAAGGTATGAGCATCCACGCTGTATCCAAAACGGGCAGCAAAACGAGCCACTCGCATGATACGGAGG